AGATTAACCTTTTCTTCTAAGCCTAGATGTGTTATTGATATATATATTATATATCATGAGATTTGTGTAATGAGTCTTTTTGACAAAATGGACATCGTTAAAAAAGAATTCCCTAAAGTATTGAAGGATAATCTGGGTAATGTCACAGATACATGCAATATGTTAGGTTGCGCTCGTAGTTGGTATTATGCAATGAGACATGAAGATCCAGAATTCAAAGCATTATGTGATGAAGCTCATGAGGTAGTCATAGACTTTGTTGAGAGTCATTTATTCAAGCAGATTAAAGCTGATGTGCCATCTTCGACTATCTTCTTCCTTAAAACTCGCGCTAAAGATCGCGGCTACATAGAACGCAATGAATTCTCCGGCAAAGACGGGGGCCCAATACAAGTTGAGCAACTTAATGAATTAGAAACTATGTTGGCCGATCGTATTAGGCAAAATATCATTGCAGAAAACAAAGCTTTGGAGGCGTCCAGTGGAGATAACGGCTTGGTATGATGAATCAAAACGTGCAAAAGTATTAGAGAGCTTATCGGATATATATTATTATATGGTCCATGCTACCAATGTTGAAGAACGTAGAAATTGGGCTATGGCATACACACAATTATTATCCGCGTCCACTAAGAGCCAAGATGCCAATAGCTGAAGACCGCATCATGATCAAAGATGGTCTAAGACGCTATCTAGCTCCATTTATACAACAAGTAGTTAACACAGTCTCTCCAGAAGCCGACTATATACATAATTGGCATATAGATTTGATTGCACAGTATCTGCTTGCTTGCCAACGCGGGGATATTAAGCGGTTGATTATTAATATTCCACCGCGGCATCTTAAATCCATTTCTGTCAATGTAGCATTCCCAGCATGGCTTCTAGGGCATAATCCGGGCGAACAGATTATGTGTGCTTCCTATTCACAAGATCTAAGCTTTAAGCATGCCCAAGACTGTAGATTGGTAATGCAACAGCAATGGTATAAAGATCTCTTCCCTGCCACACAAATAGTTGACGATCAAAATACCAAGCGTAAGTTTATAACTAGCGCGCGTGGACATAGAATCGCAACCAGTGTTGGCGGCACAGCTACTGGCGAAGGAGCGCAATATCTAATAGTCGATGATCCAGTCAGCGCTAAACAGGGCGAATCAACAGCTTTTCGTGAATCAGCTAATACATGGTTCGATCAGACTTTTTCAACTAGGCTCAATGACAAACGCACAGGTTGCATTATAGTTATTATGCAAAGATTGCATGAGGATGATTTAACGGGCCACCTTCTTGCTAAAGGCGGCTGGGAGCATCTTTGCCTGCCGATGATAGCAGAATGCGACGAGATCTTAAGCAAAGGCTATATTAATGTCGAACGTAAGACTGGCGATCTCTTGCAGCCATCTCGCATAGATCATGAAGAGATTGCACGTATTAAGAATGAAGTCGGTTCATATGCTTTCTCAGGCCAATATCAACAACGCCCAAGTCCTGAAGGAGGTGGCGAATTCCGTACTGAATGGCTGATGTATTATGACGCGCTTACTTTTGGGACGCTGAACTATTACATATTCGTGGATCCTGCCAACTCCAAAAGTAAAGACTCTGATTATACAGCAATAGTTGTAATGGGCGCAGGAGGTGACGGTAATTTATACTTAGTTGACCTTGTGCGAGATAGATTAAATGTGCGAGAACGGGAAGAAAAGCTATTTGAGCTACATGCGAAATACAAGCCTAAATCAGTAGTTTATGAGAAATATGGCATGCAATGCGATGCTGATTGGCTGCGTAAGGCTATGGATGATCGCAACTATAGATTTCATATCCAAGAAGTCGGCGGTAAAGTATCTAAAGAAGATCGCATTAGACGGTTGATATCCTATTTCGCTGATCGCAAAATCTTTTTGCCTAAGTTATTATACAAGACCAATTATAAAAACCAGGCAATAGATGTGATAGACGAATTTGTCATACAAGAGTATTCCACTTTTCCTGTTGGTATTCATGATGATTTACTTGACGCTATGAGCAGGCTATGCGATATAACAATTCAATATCCCGGTTACAATACTATAAATTACTACGAGTTATACAAATGATTAACACCATTATTAAAGACCTGCAAGCTAGACTCAAAGCGTTGGAGAACTTCTTTGTGAAGGAATATTTCGAAAATTTAGACTCTGAGCTAAAGTCCACAAAATGGGTAGCTGCTGAAAGTCTGAAAATAGCTGAACGCAATGATATTGCTATAAACTATATAGCAAAACTTATAGAACAAGATCCAGAAGCTATACGTCTTGGCAAACGAAAAGTTGGAAGGCCTAAATTAAAATTCAAAACAGGAGAGAACACGTGAACGAGATAACTTTAGGAGATCGCGTAATGCTTTTAGATCGAATGGTTAAAGATTTGGATCTACAAATGAAATCTCATAATCACTCAATGATAGAATTTAGTAGTAGTCTAAATAGATTTTATCAACGCATGGATTTGTTAGAATCTGCTTGTGTCGATGCTAATGATTGTAATCTACAACATATGACTAGAACCGCTCATGATCTAATATATCAATTAGAAGCCTTTATCACTTGTATAAATAGCTAAGTGATTATTACATATACAATTTGTTGATCTATGCGTAAAAGTGAGATAATCTCTAACGTATTGAAATATAAATCATTACTTAGATGTTGCTTGATGAGCCCAAAGAATTGCTAGGCATGGAAGATGACGAACAGATCATCAGAGAAATGGAAAAGCGCATCAATGAAAACTTAATGATCGAACAAGACTGGCGTGAGATCGAAGTGCGCGAGTCTTTCGCTATGTATGAAGGCGATCAATGGACCAAAGATGATATTGAACGCCAGAATGCTAATGGCATGCCTATTATTACTATCAATAGGGTTAAACCTGTTATCCAGTCTATAGTTGGCTTCGAGATACAGAATAGATTAAATGTTAAATATATCCCTAGGCTTAATGATGAAGAGCAGAATGGCTTTAATGATGTACTCAATAATGCCGTTAAATACATAGAACAGAAGACTAATGCAGATCTGGAGTATACTCTTGCTTTTCAGGACATGCTAATCTGCGGAGTTGGCGCAACTGATACTTTGATGGATTATAGCAAGCCGCCACATGATGGAGAATTCAGAGTAGAACGTGTTATGCCTGCGTTTCTATTTTGGGATCCTGCATCGCGTCGCAAGAATAAGATGGACAGCGATTACGTGGTACGTCTCAAGGTAGTAAACCGTGATATCATTCGTCAAGAATATGGCGTTGAGTACTTTAATGATATATATTCCAGTGCTTTAGACGCTCGTATACTAGAATTCTTCCAAGCAGTTCTAGCTGTGAAACAACTTGGTGTTGTCTATGAATATCAATGGCGTAAAAAGCAACCATTCTATCAAGTAGAAAATCCCTTTAAAGATTTAGATCCAATGCAGCTAGCAATGGATAGTGGCATCATGACAATGGACGGCGTCGAAGAGTTTGTAACCATGCTTGATGCCACCATTGCATTTTACGCTGATGAATACAACTTTAATCCTAAGCTAGATCAGACATTCGCAATCACCGAAAAAGGCGCTTATAATAAGTTTCGCGAGTCTATGAAGTTCTTTGGCATCAAGGTTACTTATGCCACGCAATACATGTATAAATATTTCCGTGCCATAATCACCGGGAATAATGTTGTTAGTAAATCTGAGAATTACTCACAGGAAGGCTTCTCAGTGAAATTTATGACCGGAGACTTTTCAGAGCTCACTCAATATGATTTTGGCCTCCTACGTGCTTGCAAAGCGCCGCAAAGGGTGCTTAATCAAGTGATATCGGATTACCAAGGTTTTCTAAATACAATACCTAAGGGTGGCGTCAACATCGAACGCGATGCTGTATCTGATCTCCAAGGGTTCTTAGATACTTATACCAAAGCTAGACAAGTCTCTGTTTATGAACCCGGAGCCTTATCTACAGGTAAAGTTATGCCTAAGGTAGCTCCACCGCTACCTCAAGGCATTTTGGAAATGATCCAATACTCAGATGCACAGATTATGGCTGTGTGTGGCGTTACACCCGAGCTTATGGGTATAATGAATACCAAAGAACAGAATAGTAGCTTCCTACGCCAGCAAATTAAACAAGGTCTAACTACGCTGAGTACGTTTTTTGATGCGAGAAG